GTCTTTTTCTTGAGTCGCGTGATGTAATCGGTCTGATCATTGATATTTTGCCCTCCGTCGGGTTTTACGACGGCATGGGGGAAAGGACGGGTTATCCACCTTTCTCGCTTTGCCATCATTCCCTTGAAAGACAACACAGATGGCTTCACCACGGTGTTATCTTCTAAACTAATTGTTTCGGACGCCCGGATATTCGGGTTCGCATAACGACCATTGAAGTCTTTTAAAACCGCGCCCTTACTGGGGGTATGGATCAGAGAGCGGGTCAACGAGGTCTGACCGATGTAGCCCTGGTTACGAGTGGTACCGTTAATCGAGAATTGTTTTTGATTAACGCTTAAATTGTTGTAGCGTGCTTCCGTTTTTCGCTTTAAAGCCACAATCGACATTTATAATAAGGGCGGAAAATATTATTTATGGAAATTCGAATGCAATAAAAACAAAAAATATATTTTCAAAAACATTTTTGTTCCTGATAAAAACGTTTTTAAAAACAAACATCGAGAGAAAAGAATCGACCTTCAAAATGAAGAAAATTCAAATACTTAGGAGAACCGACGGTTCCCCTATAACCCCTCCCTTTATATTAAGAAATGCAATAAGTATTTGAATTTCTTAATAACACTCCCATAAGGGAGGGGTTATAGGGGAAGGACGCTTTGCGTCCTTGCGCCACTTAACCGTTGGTTCTCCTATCTCCTGGCCAAAATCATGAGTCCATTGTTGTTGAAAAAACGGTCCTTGATATACCACTCGGGATGGTTCGCCAAAAACTCCTGGATTCCAAACCACATCCCCTTCAGAATCTCTTCTCTCGGGATTCCGGTTTGAGCCGCCAATTCGGTTGCACGACCGTATGCTTGCTGGTAATTGTAACCATATTCGCGCACGGTCTCTCCGTCGATTTCATCTATCGTGGTGTCGTGCATAATGATGTATTTATTGCAAACTGCAGAGAATTTATCCAGTTCTCTGCGAATTTGTCCGTAAACATGCCATGTATCAATGAAAACCAAATCAAAAGTTTCGTCTTTGTCAAACTGGAGTTCCAAATCGTTTTTCCACTCGTACTTGACATCCACGTTCAAACCTTCGACGGCGTCCACGAATTCGCCGATCTGACACTCGCGCGAATCGTTCATAAACATACGTTTTCGAATCCCGTTCTTGTTCTCGAGAAGACCCGCAGAGATGGCCCACGAAGAAATGCATCCGCGCACACCCAATTCAATGGCGCTGTTGCACTGCTTGGCATACCGGAACAATGTAGGTAAATGCTCGTTGATATCAGAGGCGGTATTGCAAAGCCCGCGGAACTTTTTTATAATAATATCCATTGTTATAAAAATATATGGTTTTCTCTGTTTAAATGGCTTTTATCGAAGAAAATATGTTTATATCACTTCCTTTATTTCCACAAACTTCTCCAATGCGGTCATCATCACATTGAACGGCGTCGGCAACTTGTTATTCAAAATGCACTGCATCACATCGGTGGAAAATCCTGACACGGTCCGAATTCCAAACACGGTGTCGAACCAGACGGGTTCCGCGCTCACATTCCAATACACAATCTGGGGCATCTCGACACCCGCGTCCGAAAACATTTTTTCCATGGTTTCGTTCGTATACACACTGTCGGCCTTGTTCAATGGTTCGTCGCCCACAATGATCAGTTTCTCTGTTCCAGATTTCTCCTCCAAAATGAGTTTCAAAGCCCCGCAAATATGGAGAGAATCATAAACGGGCAATGCACAAATATTGCGGACCTTTTCGAAAAAGGTCTCGCCGGTGATTGCGACCAATTTATCTCCAACAATCACGTGGTCCGCTAAGAGCGCAAGAGTGGTCGAAATGAGAGAACGGTTTCCTAGAACCACGGTGTTCTTCAAAGGCACAAATTCGCGCAATTTAGTCTCGATCTCTTCATTCAGGGGGTCACCGTTGTAATACGGAGCAATCACATTGTCTGGCGCCTTTGAAACACGCGATTTCATATATTCGATAAACCGCTCTTGATCGTTTTCCTCAAATGCCTTGATATGGCGCTTGAACGCTTGAGTAGGAATGGACGCATAATCCACGTTTTCCCAATCCCCTGCACACATTTTCTGCTCGAGAATGCCAATATGGATGCGCAACGGGGTCAAATACTTCTTGCGAAGGTCTGACATACTGACTTTCATTGCACGGGCCAATCTGAACGTGATTGCGGTTTCTCTATTGACCGCGCTCGTTTCAGACGGAACCCATTTGGCGGCGAGAGAAACGGGTTTCCCAAGCTCCATGTTTGCACGATCGGCAACCAATTGTTCGCCCAAATGCTTCACGTAAGCATACATTGCGTCCGAGTTGCGGGGCAAATACACGAGGTCATCGTAGCGACCGTATTTTTGCAAAAACACAGGCATATTTTCAATCAATTGGCGTTCGTCGTATCTCTGCAACCAATCGAGCAAACGGCGGGCCAATGCGCGTTCACCGCGAACATTTCGAATGTAGGCGATGGTTTTCATTGTATACAACAAACTTTCTTGGGCGGCGGCACAAGCAAAATTGTCCAACACTTGGTCACTGGTATCGCGACCCACGTTGTAAAATAAATGCAAAACGCGACTGTCGGGCGCAACCAATGGAGGCACATCGACCACCTGAGGTTCTTCCTTCTTTTTTGAGGAACCAAACACATAACTGAAGACGTTGTAAATGAGAGACATAAATAAAATATATAATGCAATTGGGTTTATATATTTTACTTTGTACTTGTATTCAAAATCTCGCAAATAAGACAAATCGAGAAGTTCGCGCCGTTCAAATCCACGATTTGCCCCTTGTCGTTCATCAATTTAATGGAGAATTTTTGGATACGAACGGGGCCGTAATATTTGCGGTCCTGGTTCTGCAATGTGCCTCCAAACTCCATATAGGTTTGTCCAAATTGCAAACCCGCCAACTTGATTGGAATCAGCGCAAACACGTCCTTCAAATAGGGACCCGACGCATAACTTCTGGATTTGGTCCGCCGGTTCTCTATGATTTGGTTAAATGCATACAATTGTTTACCATCCACCCCGTTACCTAATTTATTGGTGGCAGAAACCGCGGTTTTAAGACCCGTTACCGGGTCGCATTGATAAGAAATGCGAGAAGCGTAAGATGGCAAAGCAACGTCTTTCTCTAAGGAAGTAATGGTAATCAATCCCGCATTCACATGGTTCTGGATAAAATCGTCCAACACCACCAGAAAATAATTATACAGATTGGTGTTTAAAGGAACATCTCCGATAATTGCAATTTTTTGCGTGATCGAATTGTATGAGTTTATGTATCCATAATTTGCAACATTGAATACATTTTTAAAATAATTGTCAGTCGTAACAAAAGTCTCAGTCGTAACAAAATCGCTCAATGCATACTCGGTGAATGAATGGAACCCGAGGAGCCAACCAAGGGTCGAGTCCCATGTGGCATTTTGGGCAACGCCAACATTGCAATAAACAAAACTGACCGAGTCGTAAAAAACGAGCTTGAAATCGCTCGCATAATAGGTTTTGTTAATATTCATTCGAATGTTTGCATACTGCAAATTTCCCTCGTTCACGAGCTTGATTATACTACCCTTTGTCAAATCATTTGCATCAAACAACGTTTGGATTGCAGTAATCAGACCTTCTCTCGTATATACCTCAATATTATCTGGACCCAGTGGCAACGTAAACACAATGTCATTTGCGCCACCCGCGTCAGCAACACCGTCAAAATAGGGTTTAAAAATAAAACGGTTGTTCAGCGGATTCAATGTGATTGTGTTATTGAACACAGATCTTCGACCAAATACTTCGGCGTGTGTTAATATCACACTGATATTGTCTGCCAAATTATAGGAGGAGTCCATATACAAATAATTATTCCACGAATTGCGCGAGCCGTTATCAATAAACGACACTTTGTAATTGGTTTCAGACAGCACTTTGTTTATGCCGAGTTGCAAACTCAATGTTGAATTGGCAAATAAAATACTACTTCTTGTCATAATTTGGTAATTATCCGAATCCCTGAATGAGACAAAATCCTCATTTATGCCTCTTATCAAATCGTCCAATACATCATATCTAGTTTGCGTGAAAAACAATTCAATGTTTGGACTATTCTGGTTGCCGTATCCGTTTCCATTGGGTCCGCCCGTTTTTTTAGGTATCAAGACCAGTTTGTTATTTGTGCTATTAATCGTAATTGATGGCGCCGAACTGAATGGTTTTACCAGTATAAAACTAGAATCTGTTAGATTATGATAACTAGCATCGAAAAAAAACGGGTCCTTGCTCAAAAAACAAGACGATAAATCCACAATGTAGGTGCTTTGGTTAAATTCACGCGCAATGTCAAATTGAAATCTGGCTTTGTCTCTAAAAATAGATATCCCAGTATTGTAGGTGGATGACCCCACATTAATGTTGAACTCGCCATCTGGTTTATAACTTGGAACAACGGTTTCATTATTCATTGCAATTAATGCAGTATTTACGGCATCAATGTAATTTGTAAACAAATAACCGTTGGGATACCCATTTGTCAAAGATGCGGGAACTGTTGCAATCCGCGTATTTTCAATAACATCGTAATTCGGTTTGGTGCACTCTATTTTGATTGTTGATGCGCTCAAATCAATAATATAATTGGTTAATAGCGTCTCTGTTTCTGACACAACTTCATTAACTTCAATTGTGTCTAGATTTTTAAAAACAAAACATGAATCGGTCCCTGTCCATATGTGGCTTTCACCGATATTGGTTTCAATTGGGAAAACAATTGCCAATTTGGAATTGTCTGTTTGAGGAATTTCTACGCGGTTCAGTTTGACTCCAATTTCATAATGAGAATTGGACAAATCTCTCAAAATATTGTTGATGCGTTTAAAATAAGACCACGTTTGGTCCAAATACTTACTTGACGCCATTGCCAATTTCATATTTGTCTCAATTGCGTTTCGACTATGTCTTATAAGGGGAAGTGTGAGTGTGATTGGTATTTCGTTTATAATGGTGGAGGTTGCAATGTTAAACTTGTCTGTTCCAGAATACTGATATATTGTAAAATAATTATTTGATTGATTAACGGGGTATTTCGTTAGATTTGCAGAATCGAAGTCTCCAGAAATATCTCCAATGAGTGGTAAAACATTTCTCTGCGAATAGGCAACATATGGATAATAATTGGTGTAATTAAAACCCAAAAAACTGGGAATTGTGAGACTTTTTTCAGTTCCTTCCACGTTGGGTGTGGACCAACTCGGAAAATACAGCTGGTAATCCGTCTCGTTGTATTTTTTTTTCAAATCAAGTTCCATAACGATTTTAGAATCGCTTGCACCCAGGTTTAATGAAACTGTGGTTTCGCCCAAACTTAAATCAACGACACTGCTATAGGTAGAATTATTCTTGAGCTGTGAATTCGTTCGGATCCCTTTTAAAAATGTGAATTGATTGTTGATCGCGCTGACAATACCATCTCCTGTGTATGTCCCCGAACGGATTTCGACCTTTACATCGTGATTCCCATTGTTGATTCCGGGGCTGTTGCCCTTGATGTAAAAAAAATTGCTCCCAAACGTTTCGTTAATGGTGTACCACGTATAAGGGATTTGCACCGAATACAGTTTCATCGAAATCACATTGTCGATGCTTTCCGACAAATTCATGGTGAAATTGGTGGCGCTTGTGTTTCTTGGGTCTTCACGGAACTGACTGTCGATTGAAATCATTTTGAAAATGGTTTTTCTCTCCACGGGGTTAAGTTTTTTTGGGTCGGCAATGTAATCCACGTTGTGGGTTGCCACGGTGCTAATCTTGGTGGTCGATTCACCAATATCTTGTGTGGATGCTTTTACTTTTGCATTTTTCATTTGCAACGCACGCGCATCTAAGGTAGTGTCTCTGGCTTGTTCGCTCAATTTGGAGTTGTCATTTTCTTGGACGATTTTCATATCGTATTCGAACCCTTCGACCACATCTGATTCCGATTCGGATTCCTGAAAAAAACGATCATACATTGACTCGAAAAAATGGTAAAGACGCTTGGATTTCTGCTCGTATTTATCCATGAATTGCAGGATTTTCATCTCCAGTTCTCTGTCGCTCGGATTATTTAAATTCAATACGTCAAAACATTCCTGGTCTGTATAATTATTAATATCGTATTCATCTGCCATTCAGGTATATAGAATATGAACATAATGATTTATATATTTTTTGAGTGATTTCATTTTCACAATCTGTTTTTGAACATATTCACAATGTATTCGGTGATGTCCATTTTTTTCTTGCATTTTTCCAACACATCCGGTGGGAAAATGGTAATGCCGTGGCTTCTCTTCAAATGACACTTGCCCTTGAAACAAATGATATCGAGCGCCGTTAAAACCGCGTCTTCTTCTTCCGTCATATCGCTTCGGTCAATGCGCGCCTTACCTAAATATGAGAACCGGTTGTAATTCCCGTCCTCGTACACCCCGTAACGACTGGGGAACGCCGTGTTTTTCACCATTCCAATTCCCTCGATGCTGTCTTGACTGTTGTTCATTTCCAAGACAAACATAATCGCGTCTTTGACAACGCATCCCGAGATTTCTTTGGGAACCCCGTAAATGCATTTGAGCCCCTTGATTTTATTGCAATAGGACAACATCTCTGCATGGCTCTTGTCATTGAATCGAGTGGTCATCAAATAATGTTTCTTCGGGACGCGTTTTATTTGTGCCAATTCCCGTATTCGTGCGTTTCGTGCAATTTTTGCACGGACTTCAATTTCTTTTTTTTCGTCTTCTTCTTCTGAATTCATTTGTATTATTTTTGCTTCTCTGCAGAGAACACCTTTTAATTTCAATTTTAAAGGGAACCTCCTTTTAAAATGTCCCTCATAATAAAGGAATCAAAATGTTCTCTTTAAAAGGCTATTATAAGGGAGGGTTCAAAAGGGAACCGTAGGTTCTCTTTAAATCTCAGTTTCTCTTATAATGTCTTCCATATCTTCCTGCGACAGTTATCAAATTTCGGTGGAGAATGAGGATGAACCCTACATTAAGCGGTTGGACGAGCTCGAGGAAGAACATTCTGGTTCAGACAGTAGCAGCGACAATTATGCAGAGAAAACCCAAAATATGAAAACAGAGCTGGAACTGGTTTCTCTCTACTTGAACTGCAAAAAAGGTTATTACAACACCGCTTACAATCAACACAAAACATATTCGGATGCATTGTTATTGGTTTCATTGATGTTTTCTGGGTCTTTAGTTGTTTTTCCGTTCTTCTCTGCAGAGAAAGTGGCAATCAGTTCTCTCGGGGTTTTAACAATGTTCTGCATTTTTTTCAAACACCATTACAATTTTGACGTTTCCAGCAATCGCTTCCAAACGGTTTCTCTCCAATATGGAAAAATACTTGCAAACGTGGAAACTTTCTTGTCCAAACTGGTTTATTATTGCAACAAAGTAGAGAGACAAACCGTATTTTATGAGAAAATGAGAGAGATCGAATCCAAGTTGTGTGATTTCAACGAAGAAACCGTGTCCAATACAATGAATATTTTTTCAAGCATTCACTCGGTGGAACTAAAACAAACCGAATTGCAAAATCGATACAAAATGGTGAAGAGAGAAATCGACCAAAACAAAGCCAATTCAGCTCGCCTCCAATTTCTCAAAGAGAACCGGAAAAAAATCAAAGATGAAATCAAAAATCCAGACTATTCATTTATCAGAATCCCCCTGGAAAAGGAGTTGAAAATGTATCGATGATGATTCAATGATTGTTTTTCATCTGATACGCGACCCAATACCAGGGGTCATTGTAAACGATTTTGATATCCTTGTTCTCTGCAAACCTGGAGAGAATTTGATTGGATACATCGTTTTCTACCCAGGTTTTAAATTTGACAATGACGCGCTTTGCGGTTTCGTCGTTTTTCAGCGGGATTTCGATGATTTTTTCAATGAATCCGACGCGAAGTGCACGAATCTTTTCAAAAATCTCTTGTTTGCAAATGGTGGCATCCACTCTCGGAATGCATATAGTTATGTTGGTTTTGGTATGTTGCATCTGTTTACAAATAATAAATGCATTCTATTTAATTTCAATTTTTTGCAATTTACTTTGTTTCCGAAAAAAACAACAGGTATTTGTTGTTATGAAAAAAAACAACAGGTATTTGTTGTTTTTTTTATTAAAAAAATGCTGTCTCTAGTAAGGAATATACGTTATGGTGGATGTCGGGCATCTATTTTGTTTTTTTTTGATTATAAACATGCGGTTTAGAGACATATTCCATTTGACAAAACCCTTTAAGTCTGTTTTTTCTCTATTGTTCTATTATACGCAAAATGTCAGCCGGAGATTATATTTCATTGAAAAAAACCAAACTTCTTCAAAATTATCGAGTAAATGCAGTAAGCACTGTTAATTTTCCCCAAGTGTCCTATGAAAATTACGTGCACAATTTGAATCTAAAAGCCGTCAAGTGTTCTACCGCCACCTATGGAAATGGGGTTGCGAAACCCGTAACCATTAATAATATATTGGTGGGTCGCACCACGACCTGCCCTGCAAACACATTTGAGGGACCGGCGATCCATCCGGTAATCAACGCGGATGTGCCCTTGATAAGTGTGCCGTCAGTTCCCACCAAATTCCAGATGCCCGCGTCGGAAGCAACGGCTCTCAACATTCCCGCCAAATACAAGGTCGCGTGCTACAAGGGGCAACACGGATGCGAACCCTTTATGCAACCGGCTCGATCCTACTGGGTTTCTGACCCAAATAAAAGACCTTACCACCGTCAATGGAATGTGAAGAAGGCGTCCTTAATGAAAATTACAGACTCGACCACGTACAATATGTAGGGGGAACCAAGGTTCCCTTTTGAACCCTCCTTTACAAATGTTCTCTTTTGAACCCTCCTTTACAAATGTTCTCTTTTGAACCCTCCTTTACAAATGTTCTCTTTTGAACCCTCCTTTACAAATGTTCTCTTAAAGGGAAGGGGTTGTAGGGGAAACCGTAGGTTTCCCTACGTTAGATTGATATTTATAACTTGTCGTCAAATTATAAATATGCTCGATGAAATGGACGAAGACGATTTGTGGCTCCAAGAACAAAAGAAAATACTCAACATTAAAACCAACTACAAGAGAGAACCGCTGGAATACATCAATTTGCATTTTTGTTATGTAGATGCAGACAACGCGATTGTGAATTTAAAAACGGAAAAACACACATTTAGCGAAACGCAAACCATTTCCGAGAAAGAAATATTCAATATCATTGAAGAGAAGAAACACGACGCAAACCTCCATTATGTGTTTTCTGAGCTTTCTCTCTTTGTTGTAGATTTGGAACCCGAAAACATTCAGACCATCGAACCGAACAACGCACCCTTCTTCAAAACTCTGCCATTCGTTTCTGACATTGTGATTCCCCCATCCATTTTTATTTTCCACCCACTCAACAGCTTATTTTTCTTGTTCAAGAGGCGAAAATCCAGTTTGAAACAGGGCGTCACAAAATCCAATAAACGGGTGTCTTTCTCTCTACCTCCCTCAAAAAAACATACGCGAAGAATCATATAAAGTTTTGTATACTAATATATTTATAATGCTGTCTGTTTACAATCCGGAGGCGCCCGTTGCACACCGAATCCATTACCTGAAATTCTACGAAACCTATGATGGAGAGCCCATTAACCAAAAAATGTTCCAAATTTTGACCGAGTTCAAAGGAAAAGTGGTGAATCAAATCATCGACGCCATTTTGCACACGCGCAAAATCCATTCGGGGCGTGGTCTGCGCGATTTGACATATTCTTACTTGTTCACATTGCAACATTTCATTCCGATAAAAGCCGTTTTTGCTCTCTACATGATGGTAAAAGAGCAGAAAGGACGCCAAATTGGTTCGTGGAGAGACGTGCGTGCCTATTGCGAATTTTTGGCGGAACATTCAGCAGAAGGTCGGAATAATGTTTACATAAAACCCATTGTTTGTCTCTACAACGAACAACTTCTGAAAGACAATCAGACATGGACGAAGATCATGTCATCGTGGAATGAAGACACGATGCCGAGACCCGATGCACGCGAACACATTTCGTATGCGGCCAAATGGGTCCCGAGAGAAGCGAAAAAGCGGTCGTGGTTGTTTGACATTTTGGTTTCTCTCTACAACGACCCCGAATACAAAGCCATCCGCGAATCCGCCCAAACCCCCGAACAAAAGGAATCCGCCGAACGCAAATGCAAGATGATGTACCGGAAGATGATAAGCAATCTGAACAAGGAACTTGATACGCTTGAAGTGAAGCAGTGCGCGAACGAATGGGCGACCATCGACCCCGCCAAGCTCTCTACAAGCCAATTATACAATGGAGAGCCCGCCCTTACAAACAAGGATACAGAAGACCGCGCAGAATGCGCCTCTACATTCGACGCGGAATACAAAAAAAGGTCGGAGCAGATTGCATTTAAAAAATACAGCTACAATGTGCCGGTATGGAAATTGGTCAAACGCATTTTGAGACTGTCCAAAATTGGGAAAACCGAAGAACTGAATGCGATGAACCTTCATTGGCGGTCGTATGTAGAGAACCGGATCAGCAAAGAACCCGATTATTACATCGCGATGTTGGATATATCCGAATCCATGTCCCAGAAAGAATTGTATACGGCGATTGGGATGTGTTGTTTAACTGCAACCAAATCGCGGTTTGGACAAAACGTTTTGGTTTTCTCTCACACTTTGGAATGGGTGGACTTGTCGGGATGCGAATTCGACAAAATGGTGGAGCGCATTATGTCGCCTTTTTGGAGCAAGAATGCATCCGTTTCGGAAGCATGTCAAGTCGTTTTAAACGCGGTTTTATCGGCGGATATGGGACCGGAAGATGTAGAGAAGCTGAAAATCCAGTTGTATACAAATAAACCAGTGGACTACGAAAGTATTTTTGAAATGTGGAGAGAAGCGGGAATCAAAAAGTGCGGAACCCCCTTTGTTCCGAGCTTTGAGAGGATGGCTTTGGCATTGTAAAGTGACCCTCCAAATAAAATTGAATAAAAATCGAGTCTTTATAATCAAATCAAACAATAATCAATCAAACATTAATCACAGAATGAACATATTTGCAAATCTATTTGGGAAAAAGAAGGTAATCGATTCAACCCCCAGTGTTATTGATACCATTACAAAATTGAGAACTCAAGTGGATATTTTAAATAAAAGAAACAAGTGCGTCGAACAAAAAATTTCCCAAATAATGGGGGATATAAAAGAGGTTGCAAAAACAAATCGACATAAGGCGTTGCTTTTACTTGATAAAAAGAAAACATATGACGAAGAAATCAGCAAAAACGACAGCGCTTCAATTTTACTGGAAAAACAGATTGCCGTTCTAGAAACGAGTATTATAAATAAACAAGTCACAGATACATTGCGCCAAGGCAATCTATTTGTAAAGAAAGTTCAACAAAATATCAATGTGGATGACATTGAAGATTTGATGGATGAGATAAAAGAGTCGAATGATACCCAAAAAGCAATCTCGGATATATTTTCGAATCAAGTGAGTGATATATACGAGGACGAAGACTTATTAAACGAATTGAATGAAATTACAAAGGAAGAAAGGCCAAACGAAGAAACCCAAGCCAAAAAAGAAGAACCCACACCGTCGTATCATTTTCCGAGTGTTCCGGTCAACGACGAAGAAGAATTATTGACATTGCAAAAATCATTGGCTATACTATAACAAATGTTAATCGAATGCCCTTACTGCAATGTGACCATTTTAGTGGAGGCTCTGAATTGTCGCATCTTTCGTTGTGGTATTCTTAAATCAAATGGGACACAAATTGACCCGCACCTAAATCAAACCGGTTGCGAACGTCTCTACAATGCTGGATTGATTTATGGTTGTGGAAAACCATTTCGTGTAGATATCTGTGGAAATCCTGTTCCTTGTGGATACATTTAAGGCAAATACGTTTAAGGAAAAAACCAATATAAAGAAAATATATCATTCTATTCTGTGAAACCAGATTGGTTATTCTGTGGTTTTTGGAAACCAGTATGAAACCAAATGTCTTCGTTCTTTTCTTACATAGCCACCCTAACTATGAATCGATTCAGCGTGAATCCAGCAAGAAAGAACACATAAGAGGGTTTCCGACAGCACCGAGCATATTTTATTTTTTTTAATTTTAATTAATCAGCAATCCTTTTGCAGACGCGAGTAGTTTAGTGGTAAAATGATTGCCTTCCAAGCAATAGCCTCGGGTTCAATTCCCGACTTGCGTAAAGGAACCGAAGGTTCCGACTGAACCGAAGGTTCCCTTCGGGTCTTTGATCCTCGCTTAACTCAGTGGTAGAGTACCTGACTGTAGATGTTTTAGTAGTCATCAGGTTGTCGCTGTTTCGATTACAGCAGCGAGGAATATGTTTTGCTTCATTAGCTTAGTCGGTAAAGCACTCGGCTGTTAACCGAGAGACCATAGGTTCAAGTCCTATATGAAGCGATAAAAATAAGAAACCGTATTTCTTATTTTTTAAAAAGAATTGGGTCTTCTTATATGGAGGATATATTTTTTCAAAATAAGAAACACCATTTCTTATTTTTATTACTTTGGGGAACTTTGTTTCACAATTAAATTCGCGGTTTGTGCTTTCATTAAATGCTTAAAATAGTGAGGGTCTTTTTGTTCTTCTTGCAAAAAACTATCAATCCCATTGTTAAATTCACGATATGCATCTGGATTGTTTTTCAAATTGTTAAGAAATAAATCAGACATTATTTTGTCCATTTCGACCTTGGAAACAAACGTCCATTCGTGTTTTTTTACAGTTGGTATATTCGATTTCATCATCATGCCTCCTTTATATAATATAACTTGTTTTATATATTCTTGAATATTGTGTTTGATTTTTCTCTCAATTTCACCAATATAAATAGAGTGAACATTTTGTCTTTTAATATCAAATATGGCAAAATTATCCACGTAATGTGACGGAATACCCCCAAGCTCCATTTCCAACAATTTACGCGGCTCTACACCCGCCGGAACTTCTATACAATCACCAAAATCAATTAAAATGGCTCTACCACTTTTTGCAAGGTCAAAGTAATTATATGTTTCGTGGATAAGCACATTGTCAAAATGAAAGTCATTGTGCATATACCCAATTTTATGCAATTTTGATAATTCATACATAGCCATAAATTTATACAATTCATATTTTGGGGAGTTTTGGAGAGATGTCAGTTTTTTATAGTCATCCATGCATTCCATTGCTATAAATCCAATGTCTTGTGTAAAATCTTCCCCAAAAAATATCTGTTTTGTTCGTGCATTTATTGCTTCTGGATGTGAATACAAGATCGCCGGACATAATGGTTCAAGTAATGTTTTTGGGTCATAAAATGATTTACGATAAATCAATTGTTGGATCTTAGTTTCGTAACGAATGTGTTCTGGACTGGTTATTTTCTTTTTACTTCCACGCGTAAGTGCAAAAAACTTAAACAATATATGCCGGACTTGAGAGTGAAAACATTGTGTACGAACCATACGATATGGGCTTTCTGCGTCTGGGTTCAATGAACCCTTGATAATTATACTGGTTGAACCGTCGTCACTAAATAGAGAGAAAGACGCATGTTCTATGAAATAATGAATTGCAGTTTTTGGGGTATAATTGTGCAGAATATGGACGCCACCTCGGACCTTTCTGGTTTTTCGTTGCATTATATAACTATTAAAAGATTTATATAGCGTCACTGAACCACCTTTATATGGAGGAGGGGTCTAAGGGGAACGTAGTTCTCCTTGGAGGATCTTGTCGACCAATGTTCATATAATTGAACACATTGGTTTTGGTGATGGTCGCTTTTGTTTTCTTCTCTGCATCATCCAGCATTTTGGCAATCACATCCATATCTCTCTTGCGCCGATTTACGACATTGGTCGCAATGGTTTGCACGTGGGTATTTTCCGTTTTTTGTATCGCCATTTGCGACAAAAGCATTTCTCTCGAGTGTGACTCCAACATTTGTTTCAAATAATCTGTGTCATCAATCCACCACGAATTCTTGAAGAAATAAATGAAGAGATAGAGAGAAAGACCCAGAATCAAATAGTAAAACAGAGAAACCACGCTTTTATAGCTATCGTAAATCATTACTTCTAAAATCCCCATAATGCATGCTGAGACCATTGCCAAATAAAATTTGCCCATCGTGGGTTGCGGTTTGTCCGATGTGATCGCACTTAACACCCAGAATTGGATGATGAATGCTACCACCACTGTCAACACAGTATATTCCAATAATCGCATATATAAGTCGTAGAGAGAAAATATAAAGGGAACCTAAGGATTTCGCTTTTCCTCCTCCCTGAAGTTAAAAAACCCCCCGGTTCCCTTCCAAGAACTCCTCGTCCGACAACTTGGCAACCTTCTGGTATTTCCCCTGCAACAGAGAAATCACAATGAAATCCAATTCCTCCATGTCCGCATTTAATTCTTGAATCTCATTGGTTCGGATATTAAATATCTTGAATTTCTTCTCGGGATACCCTAGCAACTTGTAGAGCCAAGCGTAAATCACCACTTGCAATTGGTGGTCCATCGTGATTTCTCTCACACACTTGATTTCCCAAACTGCTTCAGAAGTAATCAAATCGGTTCGCGCCGTAAAACGGAAATGCACCCCCTCCGCAAAATACTCCTCCAAATAGTTATCAATCGCCTCGTGCTCCTGTTCTTGCGATTGGTGGATAATCGTTTTCTCGATGAGCGGTTTGCTCTCTTGACATTCTGGTCCCACCGTCTTCTCCAACCGCAGTTTGGCTCTCTCCATCATCGCATCGGTAATCCAGTTGTATTCGTGCTCGCCGATCTGTTTCAGCTTGAAATACAGTTTCTCTTGGAACGCCGTATAAACATTCGCCAAGAAAAGGTAGTCCGACGGTTTTGAAAAGTTGGCCGGCAATTTGCTCGCAATCTCTTTCAAAAACTTGTGTTCGTAGTCCTTGAACTCGTCCAAAATCACCAAAATGTTCTGGTACAAAACGTTAGTCGCACCCTCTTCCCAAATGCTGTTCAAGAAATCGTAATACATTGCAGGAATCGCCAGACCGTTCAAATCGCTCACTTCTTCGAAATACCCCTGCTCCGTTTCCAAAACCGTTGGAATGTCGATCTCTACGCTTTTTGCTCGAACCACGGAAAACATCTGGTTCAAATACGGCGTAATTTCCTCCAACACCGCTTCCGGAATGAATTTTATCAAATCGGTGGGCGTGATGAAATGTTTGACCGCGTCTTCCGTCACTTTCTCTGGAACCTCGTATACGGGGAAATACGGCGTGCCCTTGAACTCCACGCCCTTCATCCGCTTGATTTCCGACTGGGTCTTCTTCAAGAACTCGAGCGGTTTGTCCGTATCGAATTCGTTGCGCTCCAGCAAAAAAAGCCCGTGCGTTGCTCTCGTTAACGCCACGTAGAGAGTACTGGGACACAAATCCTGATCCAAATCCTTCCCGTAAAACCGCATATACCCTTGGTCGAATCCCATCACAAAAACGTATTTCCGCTGTCGCCCCTTCACGCTATGGAACGTGCAAAAAACCACCTTCTTCTGGATGATTTTCTCATCTACATTGTCGGATTCAAACATCGGGACATGGCACGGAATCCCCTGACTCACCAGAATATTCTCCATTTTGCGGATCTGGCTGTTCGGACCTTTGACGGACGCGCCCAGAATGAAAATGTCACTGGGCGAAGCCCCCGACGCCAATAACTGGTTGATATGGTAGACCACCGTGTTCTCCAGGTTCCGACGACTGTTCCTTAAATAATATACGGGCACGGGGCCCTCTCTACATGTGCGAAGCCGGTCCTCGCCCAATAATGCCCCATTGATGAAGGCGGACATTTGGTCGGTGATGCGGTAAGACGTGTTCAAAGCACACGCATTGAAAACGGTGGATTTTACGCGGGGGTGGTGGCACCAGAATTGCTCGGCGAGCGTTAAAAAACGAGTGTCCGCGCCCTTGAATTCGTAGAGACCCTGCATAAAATCGCCGAGAATGATGAGTTGAAAAGGGTGGTTCATATCCATGGTGAATTTGACAACAAGTTGGAAGTAGAGAAACGTCATATCCTGGGCTTCGTCAATGACGACCACGTCCTTCTTGGGAATGCGGATACGTGAAGGCAACTTCTTGGCTAATATGTGGCGAATGCCGGTGTCGGTGTATGCACTCGCATTGTAATATTTGACGGCCATGCTGTGGTAAGTGTGGACATCCAGATTGGCGATTCCCAATGATTCCGTCTTCTCTTTGATTTCGAACCGCAACATTGAATTGTAAGTGAACTGGATGATTTTGGATGATTTCATGGCGGTGGCGATGGAGAGAACCGTGGTGGATTTGCCGGAACCGGCCACCGCATTGACGACCGCGTTCTCTCCTGCTTTAATATGTTTCAGAACAACCGCCTGTTCTTCGCTGATGGGGTTCATTGTATAGTTTTGTGAATGTATTTATATATTTGTTAAAATACAAATATATATTTTCGGCCACAACAATATAATGGTTCTTTCGTCCATATTTGCAGAGCAAAAAAGTGTAGGGCAAAAAGGCGGTTCTGCCGACATTGCCACTTTGATTATAAAAAACCGCGGGTTTTTGGCAAAGATTTTTACCAATTTGCTCGTTCAACTCGCCATCACGTATTATGTTATGGAAAATTTTCCAGTTCCAGAAAACAAATGGCTTTACTTCTTCGGTTCCATTGGTTTATTGCTGGTGATTTCAGCAACCAATTTGCCATACTGGGCTAAATTTTTCGTGTTTGTTCTATTTTCGTATGCATTGGGTCGACTTTCTGCCAGATATAAAAAGAAATACGGCGAAGAAGTCATCCGCAATGGCATTTTAGGCGCGATGGGTATCTTTGCCATCATGTTTGTTGTCGGTGCCTTGGTTCCGGTTCTTGGATACCAAGTCGGACAAGGGCTGTTTTTCGCGCTTCTTTCTCTCTTGATTGCCCGAATTATTGCACTTTTTTCAAACAAAGAAAACGAATATAAGAAATGGCTTTCGGGTGCGGGAATTGGCATATTTGGACTCTACGTTGCGTATGATACCAATAACATATTGAAACGTGTCGATTATTACCAGGGCGATTTTATTACCGCGTCGATGGACTATTATTTGGATATTATAAATTTGGTTCAAAATGTCATGCATGTGAATCATTAACCAATCTATTCCTTGTTCGACCATATTTTCAAGACGGTTAAAGCCCAATCGGGCAAATCAACAGCACTGGTTTTTTCGAAACGTTTCATCATTTCGTCTTGGGCAACGCCCCAAATGCGAGGGGCGATTTCGGGCGCCATGTATAAATACTTCTCGGCCAACTTTTGCAACCTGGGTTTCAATTCATCGTTTTCGGGAATGTATGGCAACATTTTATCGATCACTTCTACAAAATCTCGGTTTGACATAATATACAGTATGGTGTTATGTATTTATTTATTTTACAAAACAAATAAATCCTATCTCTTTCCTTAAAATAAATAAATCCTATCTCTTTCCTTAAAATAAATAAATCCTATCTCTTCTTCAAAACAAAGTTGGGGTTGTGGTCGATCGCGTTCAGCAATCGGATTTGGGCTTTGGCTTTCTTCAAAGTTGTGCACTTGGACAACGTGCGACGTCTCTTCCCCTTGGCCTTCTTCACCGAATAACAGTTCTTCCTAGAAACCTTGCGTACAACGTAGGGCATTATATATTATCTATTCTATTTATATAAATGGAAAAACAAAACAAAGCTCTTATGGAAGCCTGTGATTTTGGTAATTTAGCAAAAGTCGAAGAAGCAATTGAAGAAGGCGCGGATGTAAATTATAAAAATAGAGCGGGATCTAGTCCTCTCCTTGTTGCATCCATAAAAGGAAATATTAAACTTGCCAAATTGCTTATAGAAAAAGGTGCCGATGTAAATGTTAAAGATCTTTGGAATATTACCCCTTTAAGTATGGCGTTAGAGAGAAATGATAAAGAAATGGTCAAATTTCTTTTGTCTAACGGTGCTACTATTGATAAATATGATACAAATATTCCTAAACGTGAAAATAGACCAGATATTCTTGATATTTTAGAGAAATGGCCTCATTCAATGGCAGTTTTGGCGTTACAAAAAAACAAGGTATATAATCAAATGGGTATGGATGACTTGGAAAACCTTGATGCATATTTAGGTAAAAAAGGGACTGATTATGGGAGAGGCAAAAGAAAAAACAAAGAATCCAAGAAAATGAAATCTAAGAAATCTAAGAAATCGATTCGAAAAATAAAAAAGGCGTAATCCGACCGTCGGTGCTTAAATGGCACCTTAACCATTGGTTCCCTTACATTTGTGTAAATAAAAAAGGAGGGATCATAAGGGAACCGTCGGTGCCTAAAGGGCACCTTAACCAATGTTTCCCTACATTACAAAATAATTACAATTCAAAGGGAAGGGGTCGTAGGGGAAAGGACGCAAAGCGTCCGACCGTCGGTGCCTAAAGGGCACCTTAACCATTGGTTCCCTTACATTTGTGTAAATAAAAAAGGAGGGATCATAAGGGAACCATTGGTTCCCTTACATTTGTGTAAATAAAAAGGAGGGGTCGTAGGGGGAACCATTGGTTCCCTTAATTAAAACCTCGGATGTTTGGAAGTCTTCACGTTTTGCGTGGTGATTCTCGGCGTTGAATACAAAACGGGTGTCGTCACTTTCCCCACAAACGTATTCGGAGTGCAATGGTTGATTAAATCTTCTAAAATCGGGATTTTAAATAAAGTTTGGGCTACTTCATCACCATACTCGTCTACTTCGAGCGTATCCAAAATGGCGCACAACTTCTTGTGTTGGATGTGACTTGCCGAATTCACGTAGGGATAGGTGTTCTTGGTCTCTTTTATTTTGCGCAACTGAATGTAATCACTAAATGACATATATATATAGGGAGAACCTACGGATTCAGAGAAGCGAAGCTTCTCTTATGCCCCCAAACCCCCTCCCTTTACTTTTATACAGTTCCACCCAAACCCCCTCCCTTTACTTTTATGTTCCCTTTTTAATATAGGGGAACGTAGTTCTCCTAAAATTGATTTTATTTTATTCCATACTAAAGATAATATAAAATAAAATAATCACACTTAACAAAATGTTCACAATCCTTATCGCATTCTTTATCGCCCTAACCCACGTATCCGCGTTCTGCTACATGAATGAAGTGGACGGCATCCAAAAATATATGTTCTTACACGGCAAACCCACCACAGTCATTTTGGTGAACCATTTCATCAATAAATACTCAAAACGAACCGGCGTCTCTGCGTCCAAAATCAAATCGTGCATCCAAAATGAAAAGGCCAAGCAGAAACCAAACTTACGTAAGAGAAAGTAAGAACAACGATATCATGAGCGGGGTCCACTTGAAATCAATAAATATGAACGGAAGAAATACGGAACCCACACGCAAAAGCGGAAAGGAAGCGCCAGATAAAGTCAATACATCGGTTCTCTGCGCGTTGTAAAATTCAATGCACCATTTGTTGTTTACCATTTTATAGGCAGACAAATGCAATAATACTTCCAAAAACATTATAATTATTATTGCATTTTTTTTATACCCTTTTAAGGGAACCTACGGTTCCCTTATGATCCCTCCCTTCACATTGTAATAATTTTATATGTGTCTCTTGGTTTGTCTTTTTTGTTTTTTAATATATTTTTTAGATTTGGCTCCCCCTTTTGAATCACTACAATTTAAATTTTGTATTGTTTCATTTATAATTCTGTTGGCTATTTCTTGATTTTTTGGCAATTTCATATTAATTAAGTAATCATAAGTTTTTTCGGGACTTGATTTTGGACTTGATGATGGCATGTAATAATCATCATGAATTTCTATTTTTGATTCTACCTCATAATATTCCAATATTTTTTTGCGTGCGGTAACCGACGTTGAAGAAAATAATTTACTTGGACCATTTAATGAACTTGCTATAACAATGCTAACAGCGGTTAGTAATTTGTTGTATTTTTTTCCTTCATATCCTGGCTCAGTTGTTGATAAAATATTATATGTATTATTATCATCTTGAATTATAAGATGAGACATCATTCTTCCAGCTTTTTCTAAATTGAGCGAATGTTGAATTCCTTTTTTATTAATTTTAATTTCCAGGCTGGGACATTTTCTTTTTAATTTTTGATTAATTTCATCTATAATTTTTATAGTATCTTCAGTAATTGTTAAAACCATTATATAATATACTAATATTTTCCGAATTAAATATATATGTCTGATTGGTTTGACGCCTATTTTAAAGTAAAGTTAAACGTCGCGCCTCTTTTCTCCATGTTTTCATCATAGAATTTGGGTGCAACAAGAGAGAGTTTCTCTCCCGGTGTCAAATAAATGGAGTTCGGCGGGGATACAAATCCCAACCCCGAATTTGAAACAAGTGCTAAAATCTTCCCACCACTGAACGTGGTGTCTGCATTTGCGGTAGGAAACCACAACGACATATTCGTGGGGTGCGCATACATAATCACATTGGTTCCAGACCCGCCCACGAAAAAATGCGTCCCATTAAAACACGACGAATACTTTTTCTCCATGGTTGGTAGACTCACGGGTGTAAAAACATTGTTGGAAAAATCGGTGGCATAATACACATTTGCATTGGACAAGTCCGTCATCACGTTGTATTGCCCGTCATACGAATACGATGTCTGCATAGAAACTGGCGACAAAGTGTTCAAAAAACGCGAGTTCAAATAAGCAGTCGGTATTCCATCATATTGCATGAGAGAAGTGTAGCCCGCGTTGACAACTGACGACGTCCATTTCTTCGTATTGCTGATTCTGTAATACTTAGAGAGTTCTCTGCTGGCATCTACCGCAAATAAATCGATGTCTCTCACTTCGACACTTGTGAAACTAGCAACCACTTTTATAAAAACAAATCGGTAATAACGGTACGCGGTCGTATTTGATGTAGACAAAAAGAGCGGATTTGTAGTCGTGGAAGCAAAATTCATAGTTTGGGTATCCAATGTCGTCCAACTCGACCCGTCCGAAGATCCGGCAAAAGACCACTGCAATCCATTGGGTGAAAGTATCGAATAATGCTTGACTGCAACTGCCGATGACAAATCGATCTGGAGCCACTCGCCACCAGCAGGATCCGACCCTGAATACAACCCCGTTCCAGAATCGTATAACCCGGTTCCAGAAGACCACGCAGTGGATGCAGACATATCAAATGCGTATTCGGGATTCGCACCTGTGGACGAAGTTATGGACACGGTTGGTGTTAAGACACTGCTTACATCTCCTACAACAGTGGATAACAATGTCCACGTGGTTCCGTCCGTACTCGTAGCAACCGCAGTGGGAGAACCGTAGGCGGTCCATTTGGACCCGTTCCACACAATGTCCGAACACCTTGTCGAAAAAAGAGTTTTTGAGTTCGCGATTCCGGTCCATAAGATCCCGTCGACAGATTTGGCCAATGAATACGTCGCACCCTCACCTGCAACGAGCCAGTAAGACCCGTTCCACGCAACTGCATAAGCCTCGTCGAACAATGTGTCCGCCTGTTGTTGCCAATTGATTCCATCGCGACTTACCGCAAACCACGTCCCTACCGATTTGCCCACAGTGACCCAAATCGTCCCGTTCCATGCCACATGGTTCGCCCTTGTCTGAAGAACCGTGTTTCCTGTCCCGTACCACTGGATGCCGTCGTAACTGTATCCCAGCGTATTGTAACTGCTGTCGGAACAGGCGATCGTCATTGGTTTGACCGTTGCAGTGCCCTGCGACGAATTGTTGATAGTTAACGTGGTAGAAACACTTGGTAAAGTGGAGGTGGTCCATGTCGTCAAATCTTGACTTGAAATCAGCGTCGTTCCAGAAGAGAACATATAGTGGGTGCCGGTATAAGTGAAACCAGTAATGGCTCCAACGCTTTCCACGTGGGAAGACCATGAACCTAGATTTTGAGAGAAGAAAAGAATGCCGACAGATAAAACAAAAATGGTATTGTTGGCATACGCCACCTTTATAATTGTATAAGATTGGAGAGAAATGTTTAAATTCCAGGTAATTGCATCATTGCTGGTGTATAAGTTATTGGAACCGTCGCACCCGGCGACCCATTGCGTGCCGGTCCAGGCCAATGAATTGACATTGGTGGGGCCAGACACGTTGGTCCACGTTTTGCCAGTTGTGCTGTATTTCAGCGTTGTACCACCCGCAACCCATGTTGTTCCATTATTTAAAATTGCACTAAACATATACAGATATATAATAAGGAGAACCTAAGGTTCCCCTTAAACCCCTCCTCTTCAGAAGATCATTATTAAGATATCCTAATAATGATAACTCTCATTCCTTCCTCCAAATTAAAGGAGGGGGTTTGGGGGAACCTTGGTTCTCCCTGAAGGAGGGGTCTAAGGGGAACTATGAGTTCCCCTTCCAGTAGATGCCATCGTTCGAATATGCAATGGTATTTGTCCCTTGTCCCACGGCGACCCACAGAGAATTGCTCCAATACACATCTAAACCTGCCGTCGTGAATATGTCTGATCCACCGCCGACCCAGTGCATTCCATCTGGAGATGTCGCAATGGTATTCGCGCCTTCGCCGACCGCAACCCACAACTTGCCATTATTGTGCGTCTTGTTCACCGTCGTCATCAATGACCCAATGTTGGAACTGGCGTCCGACCAAGTGAATCCGCCATCATGACTATGACTTTTATTGGACAACAAGAGAGAACGCGGGAACACAATCGTATTTTGATACTCCGCGTTGCACTCCAAATCGTAGATGGTCGTGTTGTACTGATTGTGGCCCAAATGCCAGTCCGCGTATCCACCGTTCTGTTTGACCAAAATGCTATTGGTCGGATCTTCGCCGGCAATCACGAAATTCGACCCCGTCCATTTCGCAATGTTGGCACTTTGGAGAATCGGACCCTGCACGTGCGTCCAGTTCAAGCCGTCATAACTCGTGATGTAATTGTAGTTGCCCGAAGACACCAGTTCATTGAAGGTGATTACGAAAGCCACGCCGTCCCATTCAATCGAGAAGGGTTTGTTTGAATTGAACAAACCGGTGCTATTGTTTTTAATAATCAGATTAGATAGCTGAAACGTCGTCCATGACTTGCCAGTGTAACTATACGCAATCGCATGACGATTCGTAATCGGCGCACCTAATGCGATCCAAATGGACCCGTTCCACGCTACGTCAAACGAACCATATGCGGGGTCAAAAATGTTTGCACCCCCGCTGTACCAGGTGTCGCCGTCCTCACTGTACAGGAGCGAATTCGGCCCGCCATTTCCGGCGGCTACCCAAAGCGCCCCGTTCCATACCACCTTTCCATTGTGGTAATTGGAAGCATTCTGAATGAGTGCTGTACCCGAAGGATTGGATATCCAATGCACGCCGTCGCGACTGTTGTAAATGCCCAAGTTTCCGATTGCCACGTATTGGTTCGTTACTGGGTTAAGAGCAATGGACGCATACTCGTTCGGCACCACATAATGCTTATACGACACTTGGTCATACGTGTGGCTAATCATATGCGCATTCAAATACGTGATTATCCACTTGAGTCCGTCCCAGATAACCCGAGAGAACTGGGATGAAGATGCGTCCACAACGGGCGACCAGGTGCTCAGGGACCGCGACACCGATTTTCCATAGGTGGTGGAATTGCCGGTGAGCGCCATATACACTGGCAACTTGTTCTTGCCGAATGTGTAAATGATATCTGTGTTCAAACGTACATTGTCGCCCTGAATCGATGAGTAAATCGTGGTGTCCGGAACCGTGTATGAATTCAGAGTAATGGATTTGGAATACAACATTCGGCTATGTTTCATGGTGTCCTGGAATGCATACTGTTTGGGCGGGATTGGACTCAAATCAATCGTGGAACCCATCGGACCCACGGGGCCGAGAGAACCGCGGAAACCGGTTACTCCACTATTTGCCGAAAAACCGGTGGCGCCGGTTGAACCGGTTGAACCCGTCGTCCCAAACGCTCCTGCAGGGCCGGTAGGACCGGTGGTTCCTTGAAGTCCGGTGCTTCCTTGTTGTCCGGTTTGACCTTGAATGCCTGACCAACCCAAAGGACCTTGTGGACCGGTGGGACCTGTTGAACCAGTTGAGCCAGTTTCACCTATGTCGCCGATTGGCCCTTGGGGTCCTTGTGCCATTTGTTCTGCTGGACCGGTGGGACCCGTGGGACCCATTTGACCGGGTTGTCCCTGTGAGCCGGGAGTTCCAGTACCAGTATAACCCGTGGTTCCAGTAGGACCTGTGGGACCAGGAACACCTCTGGGACCTTCGCAACCCGTAGAACCCTGAAAGCCAGTGGGTCCATCCTCGATCATGTTTCCTTGAGGTCCATATGGACCGGTAGTTCCAGTGTCGCCAGTGTAAGCCAATGGTGTGAAATATGTTACGGATACGTCTGTGGTTAATCCTATCCCCTCACTGGTTTCAACAGAGAACACGTAATCAGTGTTAAAAACATTGAAAACCTCAGTGTCTGTGAGCCCCTTGTTGTAAATACGCGTATCGTCTACGTATCCGTGCATTGGGTTTGCGGAAGTATCTGGTGACAAATTTATGCCGACCGCGTTCACCGTATAAACATTTCCGAAATCAACAGTAGGTAAAGCTTGAGAGAACGACGAATCCACCGTGAAAACCGTTTTCTTACTGTTCACATAAAATGTCCAGGTATTCGAAACATCGTTTGTTATTTTAACAGCAACGTGATTCCACGTATTCAGATTCGGACCAGTGATATTGATGAACCGAGTTGTTCCACCATTGTTGTAAATGAACGAGTAATTCTGGTATGTTGCTGTCAAAGATAAATACCGGTTGTTCTGACCAAGAGAGAACACTGTTCTTGGGATCAAGTCAAGAGACGAGAAGTTGACCCACGTGGAAATGGTGGCATTGCTGGGATCCGCGCGTAAATCGATTGGGCCAAGATTCACGATTCCGGTGTAGTTGAGCGAAGGGAAATACAAACAACCAGTTCCGAGCCGTTCCCCAACGGTTGTAAGCAAATCAGTGTTGGAGATGGATGCGTCGTAGACAACAGAACCGGAAGCGAAGTTTGCAAAGGTGTTTGTTTTGAGAGAAGTCGGGTCAAATGTATAATGATTCACTAATGCATTTGTATCGACCTTTCCATCAAAAAGTTGAGAGATTTGACCAGTAGATAGCGTGGAATTGTAGATACGGACATCGTCGATAAAACCGTCCATTTTGAAAGTGGAGGAGGATGCGTCCATGCCGATGGCACCCCGAGTAAATGTTGTATAATTTTTACTAATATCATTGATGTTGTATCTGTATATTGTCTTATTTACAGTAACTGACCAAGCATTTGTAGAGAGGTTTGCCATATTTGCAACTAGGTGTGTCCAAGTATTTGTTACCGGTGTAGCCGGCACATTGAACACCACGTTATTTCGATACAACAAATAATTGGTTGCGGAAGCCGCCAACCCGATGGAATCGGTGGCATTTGTCATAGAGATTACGGTTCGAGGCACAGAATCCAACGACGCAAATTTGACCCACGCCGATAAAGTAATCGCATTTCCTGAAGAAAATGTAATCGGGTTCAAAGCCACTGTTCCCGTATGGGTGGTTCCAGGGAATTGCAATGATCTGGTTCCGTACTTAAAATCGCTGGTTGTTGTCATTGCATTGTTCGTCGCCAAGTAAATGGGTGTTCCTTCGAACAACGTCGCAACTTCCCCCGAAGTTAAAACCCGATTGAACATCATGAATTCGTCCAAATAGGCATCCGTGAACGCCCCAATCCCCAAATGGTTTGTGTTTCTTGATCCGAGAGAAGGATACAATCTGCCTGTCAGATTGTCTGTCAGCACACCATTGATATAGGTTCGCCAGTTGCCATTGGGGTCCAGAGTCCAGACAAAATGGACCCATGTATTATTGTTGATGTTGGTTGACCCACTCGCAGTAGAACTGCTCGTAGAGCTGTTGGACACGTTCAGCGAATAACTGTTGTTAAAAATATTGAAGTAGATGCCTTGCTGGGCCAAATCGCTGTTGTTCCGCAGTGCAAAGACATACGAGTTGTTTGCATTCGCGTTGGATTTGAGCCAGAAAGAGAACGAGGTGCCGAACGGATACACGGAGACCGACGACATAATTAGGTTGGATGTTGCAGAAACACTTAGAGAACTGGTTCCAAATTGATAATCTGTGAGAGAGATGGATCCGCCATCACACAAAGACGCGTCAAAAACATAGGCGCCTGTTGCATAATTTCCTATCTGCAACCCCAAGCTGATGTCAAAGTTGTAATACACCGATAAATCTGGAATCACATTCGCATCGTAATTCGGCTGACCCGAAAACGTGCTGTCCGGATACTGCTCCAACGAGGCATAATTACCAAGTGGGTGGCCCGTCTCTACAACCGGATAATAAGCGACCGGATACGTCTCTACAATTCTTCCGGCATATCCCGAATTATTGGATTGGGGAATGTAGATGGGCGAAAATGTGGCCAACGAGGTTTTGTAAGGCGATTTTGTGAAGTAAGGATGATTGGAGGGTAGTTGCAATCCCCATTTTGAGGCCAAATACCCCTCCATGGTTTGTCGTTGTGACAAAGTTGGCAAACTAGCAAAAGCCATTATCTCTCCATAGTCAGTAGCATGGGTTGTTCCAGAATTGTCAAAAGTGTTCATTCCGATACCGATCTTCTGGATATCGAATGCACCTGTACTGGTACTGGTTGTGTATGTACCATTAACCCCCAAGTTCACATTGGAACCGTCGAAA